GCTAAAGCGGCTTTAGATGCACAACAGGCTAAGTCTGTTCGTGATGACCGCACTAAGCGTTTGTCTGAGTGTGATTGGACGCAACTAACTGATGCGCCTGTTGATAAAACTGCTTGGGCTACTTATCGTCAAGCCTTGCGTGATGTAACGACTCAAGATGGATTCCCTTGGTCTGTTACTTGGCCTGTTAAGCCTTAAACGGAAGAAAAATGACCCCTGAACTACAAAAGTATTATGAAGATCGTTTTTCCATGATGGCGACTCAAGGATGGAAAGATTTACTTGAGGATATTGACAACATGGTAAACGCTTTGAATAATATATCCGTAGTTCAGGATGAGAAAGACCTCATGTACAAGAAAGGCGAATTGTCTATCTTGACTTGGCTGAAAACCTTGAAAGAGGTCAGCGAACGAGCTTATGAGGAACTGAATGAAAAGAATGTATGAATTTGTGTGTGGTGAATGCCACCATGTCACTGAGAAACTGACTGGTTATGAGACAGTCGATGTCCAGTGTAATGCCTGCGGTAACTCCGCAGTACGCAAACTAAGTGCTCCAGCAATCAAGTTGGAAGGATGGTCTGGGAGTTTCCCAGGTGCGGCTAACAAGTTTGACCGCATACATCGTGAAAAGTTGGCTGCGGAGCAAAAAGCGAACTCATAAACAAGGTGTTGTCGAGTTCATATCTCCTAGAACCGTAACGGCAGGAAAAGGAAAAAACCATGCTAGTTGACAATGAAGACGAGAAGTTGGGTGAGGAAATCAAGATTGAAGAACAGACCCTAGAAAAGTCTGTTGAGCCAGCAACTTCAGAGATTCCCGAGAAATATCGGGGTAAGTCCCTAGAAGACATCGTAAGGATGCACCAAGAGGCTGAAAAGTTGATTGGTAAGCAGGCTCAAGAGGTTGGCGAAGTTCGCAAACTTGCTGATGAACTCATCAAACAGAACCTCGGTGTCAAGCAACAAATGGTTAAAGAGGAAGAGCCTGAAGTAGATTTCTTTGAGAATCCTCAGAAGGCTGTTCAGAAGACTGTTGAGAAGCATCCTGATGTATTGGCGGCCCGTCAAGCGGCTTCCGAGTTCAGGAAGATGCAGACTCAGCAAAGGTTATCGCAAGTTCACCCAGACATGGGCGAGATTGTGAAAGACCAAGGCTTTGCAGATTGGGTTAAAGGCTCTTCAGTGCGCCTAGCCTTGTTTGCCAGAGCTGATGCTGAGTATGACTTTGAGGCGGCTAATGAACTGCTTTCCACCTATAAGCAGCTTCGTGGCGTGAAGGCAAAGCAGACTGAGAATGCTGGAGAGCAACTTAGGAAGCAGAACCTAAAGGCTGTTGGAGTTGACAGTGGTGGTACTGGAGAGTCTACAAAGCGAGTTTACCGACGGGCCGACCTTATTCGGCTGAAGATGACTGACCCTGGAAGGTATGAGGCACTCTCAGATGAGATCATGCAGGCTTACCAAGAGGGTCGTGTGAAGTAACTTTTTTTGGAGATTGAATCATGGCAACAGCTTTTTCCCCAGCAAACAGTGTAACGACTACTACCGCAGCAACTTTCATTCCTGAGATTTGGAGTGATGAGATTGTTGCCGCCTATAAGAAGAACCTTGTGATGGCGAACCTCGTCAAGCGCATGAACTTCAAAGGCAAGAAAGGCGACACCGTTCATGTCCCCGCTCCCACCCGTGGTAGCGCCAACGCCAAGACTGCCACCAATGCAGTGACCTTGATCGTTGCGACTGAAACCGAAGTGCAAGTTTCCATCAACAAGCACTACGAATACAGCCGTTTGATCGAAGACATCGTTGAAGTGCAAGCCCTGACCAGCCTGCGTTCTTTCTACACGGAAGACGCTGGTTACGCCCTGGCAAAGCAGATCGACGCTGACTTGGTGCAATTGGGTCGTGCTTTCAACGGTGCTACCGTTGGCACTGATGACTACGCCACCAGCAACTCGACCACCAAAGCCTATGTTGGCGGTGATGGCACGACTGCTTACAACTCGACCACTTCGAACGCTTCTGCCCTGACTGATGCCGCTATCCGCCGCACCATTCAGCGTCTGGACGACAACGATGTGCCGATGGATGGTCGTTTCTTCATCATCCCCCCGTCGAGCCGCAACACCCTGATGGGCTTGGCTCGCTACACCGAGCAGGCTTTTGTGGGTGACGGCAACGCCATCCGCAATGGTGAGATCGGCAACCTGTACGGCATCCCCGTGTTTGTGACCAGCAATGCCGACTTCGGCGCTGGTAACAGCGGCGCTGACCGTATCTGCTTGATGGGCCATCGTGATTCGATGGTTCTGGTTGAGCAGATGGGTGTTCGTACCCAGACCCAGTACAAGCAAGAATACCTTGCAAACTTGCTGACCGCTGATACTCTGTACGGCGTGAAAGCAATGCGTACTGCGGCTACAACTGGTGCGGCTCTGTCTTCCAGCGCCTTCGCTCTGGCTGTTCCTGCCTAATTGCAGTTGCCATCCCCTTCCCTGACGGGCGGGGGGTGGTCTTTTTTTAATCTGTAATTGGAGGAATGAAAAATGGCAAACGCAACTTCCGTTGTTGTCCGTCAAGGTAACGACCAATTTCGGGGCTTGTTCTCTGATACTTGGTTAGTTCGTGCGACCCTAAACGCTGATAGTCTTGCCGATGGCGCTGGTGACACCGATACGGTGGCAGTTCCTGGCGTGGCTCTTGGTGATATGGTGATTGGCGCCTCTTTGGGCGTTGATCTTGTTGGTTTGACTGTGACTGGCTATGTGTCAGCAGCCAATACTGTCAGTATCCGTTTCCAGAACGAATCTGGTGGCACTGTTGACTTGGCTTCTAGCACACTTCGACTTGTCATCGTTCGACCGCTGGCGGTGTAAACAATAGGGGGGCTAATAACCCCCCTTCTCTTATCAGAGGCTTTCATGGCAACATTTCGCTGCAAGAGAAGCGGTCAGACCGTAACTTTTACACTTCAGCATGACATTGATAGCATGAGAGGTCATCCTGACTATGTGCTGGTAGATGAAGAGACTAATGAGGAAAAACCCTTAGTCAATCATGATGCTGTTAGGACTGACACTGCTTTCAGTGCGCCTGTGCCTCCAAGAAAGAAACTTGGTCGTCCACGCAAAGAGGTAGCAAATGTCGGAGATTGATGCTCGTGAGTTTGGTCAACTTGAGGCTGAAGTTCGTCAGCTTCAAAGAGATGTGTCTGAACTCCGTGATGATGTAAAGAAACTGCTTGCACTTGCCAATAAGAGCAAGGGTGGGCTTTGGATGGGAATGGCAATGGCCTCCTTTATTGGGGGCATAGTCACTTTTGTGACTGGAAAGCTGATCAAATGAAAGAAGGTCTGCTCTCAGGGGTGGTTTGTCCTACTGCAACTCAGGATGTGCATATCAACCTGAAGAACAGAAACCATGCTTTCAAGGAGTATGGCTACGGCCCTCCTAACCCTAACGAGCCTAATGAGGCTTTCTGGCTGAAAAAAGCCAAAATGTATAACGCTCCTACGGATTCCATCAAAGGAATGCGTTGTGGTAACTGTGCGGCCTTCATTCAGACCCCAAAAATGATGGAATGTATCGTTTCTGGGCTGGAAAAAGACGAAAAAAGCAACGAATTGAGCTATGACGAGCAATTCGTGAAGGCTGCCGACCTTGGATACTGCGATTTGTTCCAATTCACCTGTGCTTCGGCCCGTACTTGTGATGCTTGGAAGTCTGGTGGGCCTATAACCAAGGATTGACCATGAAAATGACGAAAGCAGAGAAAAAAGTGGGCAAAGTGATGCGGGAATACAAGGAAGGAACCTTGCATTCTGGCAAAAAAGGCCCCGTGGTGAAGTCTCGTAAGCAGGCGGTTGCCATTGCTTTGTCTGAAGCTGGGATGTCTAAGCCCAAGAAAAAGGGCATGAAATGAAGCCGATTTGGGAGCAAAAGCGTCCTAAGTCGCTAGGCGCTTCTAAGCCCCTTACTCCAGCCAAGAAAGCGGCGGCTAAAAAGATGGCAAAAGCGGCTGGTCGCCCCTATCCAAACATGGTGGATAACATTCGGGCGGCGAGGAAGAAATGAAGACCCCTGCATGGCAAAGAAAAGAGGGGAAATCTGCTAGTGGGGGGTTGAATGCCAAGGGCAGAGCCTCTTATAATGCGTCAACAGGGGGCAATTTGAAGCCTCCAGTTAAAAGCGGCGACAACCCTCGACGGGCCTCCTTCTTGGCAAGAATGGGCAATATGCCTGGGCCTGAATACAAAGATGGGGAGCCGACAAGACTACTCCTATCCCTCAGAGCCTGGGGTGCAAGCTCAAAAGCAGATGCTAAGGCGAAAGCCAAGGCAATTTCTGCCAGAAACAAGGCAAAGAGGTGATCAATGGCTCTGCCGACATATCTTGAGATCGTAAACGATGTCCTCGCTCGTATGCGTGAGACTACTGTTACGACTGTCGATCAAACAACCACATCAACACTGGTTGGCAAGTTTGTTAACGATGCAAAGCGGCAAGTCAATGATGCTTTTGACTGGTCTGCATTGAATACTTCTGTCAATGTCACCTTGGTTTCTGGACAAACCAATAATTACACTCTGACTGGTTCAACAGCCAAATTCAAGATTATTGACATCATCAATACAACGAAGTTTTACCAAGTCGGACTGGTTTCGGCTGCTAGGTATGACACGATGTATTACTCAACAGCCACCCCTCCGAGCACCATCATCAATTATGTTGCTTTGGATGGTCTGGATACCAATGGCGACCAAAAAGTCAAGTTTTACCCTGCACCGAGTTCGGCAGACAATGTTCGGTTCTCCATCATTGTCCCTGAGTCTGACTTTAGCGATGACACAGATACTACAAAGATGCCTAAAGATGCTATTATTTTTGGTGCTTTGGCTCGTGGTTTGGTCGAGCGTGGCGAGGACGGTGGACTGAGTTCTTCAGAGGCTTTTGGTCTGTATCGGGCGGCTTTGGCTGATGCCATTGCCATTGAGAACTCTCGTGACCCGAGCAAATACGCATTTGAGGCTATTTAATGGCTCAGAGACTGCAAACCTACTCAATCACAGCCCCAGGCTTCTTTGGGCTGAATACGCAAGACTCATCTCTTGATCTTGCTTCTGGGTTTGCTTTAGTTGCCAACAACTGCATCATTGACCAGTATGGTCGTATTGGTGCTCGTAAAGGCTGGACGAAGGTTAATTCTTCTACAAATGCAGACCTCGGAACGAATCAGATTCAGGCGATTGGTGAGTTGATTGCCAATGATGGCACTTCTTACATCATCTGCGCTGGCAACAACAAGCTATTTAAGGTCAGTGGCACTTCACTGGTGACATTGACCTATGGGGGGGGAGGTACTGCCCCGACAATCAGCGCAAACAATTGGCAGATGGCTACTTTGAATGGCGTTTTAGTGCTATTCCAGTCAGGACATGACCCTTTGCAGTTTGACCCAAGCGTTTCTACAACGACTTTCAAGCGCATCAGTGAGGCTACTGGGTATGCAGGCACTGTTCAGCTTGGAAACTGTGTTCTATCCGCTTCTGGTCGTCTTTGGAACGCAAGCACATCGACAAACAAAGTTGTTGTTCAATGGTCTGACCTGAAAGCTCATCAGACCTACACAGGTGGCTCATCTGGAACTCTGGATACGACTACTGTATGGCCTAATGGCACTGACACCATTGAGGCACTAGGCTTTCACAACGGCTTTTTGTTCATCTTTGGCAAGAACAACATTCTGATTTATACAGGTGTTGATGACCCTGCCACGATGACTTTGTACGATGTTGTGACTGGCATTGGCTGTATCGCAAGGGATTCTCTGGCTTACACAGGAACTGATCTTGTTTTCCTGTCTTATACAGGTGTTCGTTCTGTCCTAAGAACGATTGCAGAGAAGTCTGCGCCTTTCAGAGATTTGTCTAAGAATGTTCGCAACGATTTGATGGCAATTGTGAACAGCGAGACATTGGCAAACATCAATGCTGTCTATTCTCAGAACGATGCCTTCTATTTGCTGACATTGCCAAGCAGAAGCATTGTTTACTGCTTTGACATGAGGGCTGGATTGCAAGATGGCGCTTCTCGTGTGACCACATGGGATTCAATCTTGCCTAGAAGCCTGTTTGCCTCTCAGAATGGCACTTTGTATATTGGCAAAGAAGGCTATTTGGGGACTCATACTGGCTACAACGATGACACTGCTACTTATCGGATGCAGTATGAGACAAACCATACCGATCTTGGTGAGCCAACAGTCACAAGTATATTGAAAAAG